GTAGATCAAGTAGGTGCTGAAGTAGTAGTGAGCAAAGTATTCTTAGATCTAAATACACTAGATGTAGTCAGCAACTATGCCATTATTATGTATAAAGGTGAAATAGTCAACACCAGCATACAAGAATCAGCCGAGACAGCAACTATCAATATTGAAAGTGCTAGTGTGTTTGCTGACTTTGAAAGACTAGCAGGTAGAAAAACCACAGATTGGAGCAATTGGTATTTCCAATCTACACAGTATGACACTGCTTTTGAAAAAGCAGGTTTTGTAGGGAACACAGAGTTCCTTTGGGGAAGAGACGAATGATAGTTAGACCAATGAGACCAGATGAAATAGATGTAACAGTAAATCTATTTCGTTATTACGCACAAGAAGCAGAATCTAGTAATCCAAGATTTGGTGATGAGTTTGACGTCAACAGTGTAATAAAAACAATTAGACACAGAACAATAAATCCAATGAACGTGTGGTTAAACCTGTATGCGAACAGTAGACCCGTAGGATTCATCACAGGAAGTGTAGCACAGTGTCCGTGGAACCATACCATATTCTACGCACACACAGAAATGTTCTTTATATTACGTGAACACAGAAACATGAACACGTTTCGTTTATTAGTAGACGAATTTGAAACTTGGGCAAATCAATTTGATGCTCAACACATCAGTGCCAGCGACATGGGCGTAGATCCAGATAGAACACAAAAGTTGTTCTCGCATCTAGGATTCAAAGATGGCACGTTCTTATATAGGGAGTGCGCATAGATGGGTTTTATAGTAGCAGCAATTGCAGCTGTTGTTAATTTTGTAGTAGCAGCAGCACCAGCAATCGTAGCGTTTGTGAAAGCAAACATCGCAGTTGTAGCAGCAGTTGCCGCAGTTGTAGCAGCACCGTTTATTGGTGGCTTGTTTAGTATGCCAGATATACCCACAGGTGGTAGTGAAGCAGAACGTCAACAGGGTGTTTTGCTTACAACTTTCGGCAGTGAACAGCACATACCTGTAATATATGGTTATAGAAAAGTTGGTGGCAACATCACTTTTGCTGAAACAGGATCAGTAGACAACAAATATTTGTGGGTAGCATATGCCCTTGCTGAAGGTCCAATTGAAGGACTAAGAGAACTATTCTTAGATGATCATCAACTGCCAGCCAGCATAGTAGCAGATCTAAACGCAGGTAAAACTGTAAACATCACAGAAGGCAAATACAAAGACCGTGTTCAACTACAGTTTAGTCATGGTGTTTACAACAGCAATCCAAGAAACAGTCAAATAGGCACTTGGAGTATTTGTAGTGAAGCACCAAGTTGGAAGCCAAGTATGGTCTACAACGGTATGGCTGTTATCTTTGCTAGATTTGAATGGAAGAAGATTGAAACACAAGAAGATGCTGATGCCAATCCGTTTAGTGGTAGCATACCAAACCTACAAACCACACTGTTGGGCAGAAAGGTAGCCAGCATAAGCAACGCTACCAATAGAGCATATGACTCAAGATCAGAACGCTACAGCACAAACCCTGTAGAACATCTAGTGGATTATCTTTCAAATCCAAGATACGGCAAGGGACTAGTTCCGGCAGATATTTACTGGCCAGATGCTCAAGCCAGTGCTGACAAGTGCGATCAAAGAGTTGAATATGTAAGTGGCGTTTATGGTGCTATTCTTACATCAAACATAGTTGTAGACACTGCTTCAACACTTATGAACAACACCAAAAGTTTGTTGGCTACCTTTAGAGGGTATATGCCCTTTAGCCAAGGACAGTATAGTATACACGTAGAAGATGCTGGCAACGCTACAGATATCTTATCAGGTGTTGCTACTATTGTAAGAACCTTTACAGAAGACAATATTGTAGACAACATCACATTCTCAAGTGTAGACAAATCAAACAAATACAACAGTGTAAAAATAGGCTATGTAGATCCAGATGACAAGTGGACAAACCAAACTGTTATCTATCCTGAAAGTGCTGCTGATAGACAATACTACATTGATCAAGACGGTGGTAGAGAAAACACAGCAGAAATATTCTTCCCAGGTATAACCAACTATGCTATTGCCAAAGACATGGCTAGACTGTTGTTCAACAAATCACGATTCCAAGAAACTGCTGCCTTTACAGCAGATTCAAGTGCTATTGATCTCGAGGTTGGAGATAATATCTACATCCAAAGCAAGCACTTGAACTTCTCTACTACACCATGGAGAGTTGTCTCTTTAAATATAAAAAATGATATGAGTGTTCAAATAGGCTGTATCAAGAACCAAGATAGTATCTATCCACACACACGAGTTGGCGAAGAAGACATAGTTGAGCCAGTGTATGTGCCTAGAGGTGCTACAATTTACTATCCAGCAGTTCAAGTAAATGTGCCTGTTGGACTAGCACCACCAACAAATGCTGTAGTGCCAGTGGTGTTTGAACCACCAACTATATTTGCTGTTGATCCTAACTATTTTAACAGCCCTGGTGTAAACGAAGTCACACTGTTTGGTAGTAATTTTAGAACAGGTTTGACTGCGCAATTTATAGGTGAAGATGGCACAGTATACACTCCTACCAGCACCACTAGAAATTCAACTGGACAGGTTACACTAGAAACCACTGGTGCTATGACCGCAGCAAATCAACCATATGATGTAAAAATAACAAACAGTAGTAGTTTCGGTAGTTTGAGTGCTAGATTCAACAACTGTTTGAATGTTGACGGCAATGCTCCACCAAGTGTTACAGACCCTATTGACAATCCACCTACACAAGATCCACCTGTAGTAGAAGAACCAGATGATCCTGATATCACACCAGATCCTACAGATCCACCAGATACTGGTCCAGGCGATAACACTCCGCCACCACAAGAGCCAGAACTAGAACCACTGCGTGACATACTTGAGATCACACAGAGTGAAGTGTTTACCAACAGTGAAGGTCAAACTCTAGTAAGACTCACAGGCAAACAACCACAGAATTCAGCATATTCAAGCACAAAGATCTACTACAAACGCTACGGTGGTGTTGACACTGTTTACAATCAATTTGAAGTAACAACAAAAGCAGGTGCTGGCAATAGTATAGAATTTGTTATAGGGCCACTGTTGCCCAACTTCAACTATGAATTCTTGTCAAGAGTCAAATACATAACAGGCGAAAGCAGTGAACGCATCAACAAGTTCTTTGTTCAAACCACACCAGGTGAAATAGCAGATCCAAGAGACTTTATAGAAGCAGCAAGCACAGGTTGGCCAAGTGAACCAGGTGAGTTTACAGCAGCACGTGACAACAGTGTGGACAATATCACTGCACTTACACTAACCACAGGCGGCAATCCAAGAGATCCAAGAGAATTAGAAATTGCTGTATCACAAACTGTAGCATATGAACCAGCAAACTATGACATAGCAGGCATCAAAATATACACTAGAAGTATAACACAAACTGCTTTTGAAGTCAACGAATATGCCTTTCCTGACAGTTATCAACCAGGCGACACTGTAACATTCACAGTGCCAAACGATCTAGGCAACAGAGTATATCCAGGCACACCTTCGGACAATCAACAAAACTTTGATTTTGTATTTCGTTTTTACTACAAAGATGGCACTGTTAGCACCAAGCAATCACGCTATATGAATATACCTGTAGAAGTTAATCTAGGCAGCTATGCGTTCAATCCACTGTTGACCACAATGGTTCGCAAAGAAACTGTAGATGATTTCTTTATTGAAATAGCAGATCCAACTGCACCTAGTGCTGCTGCTGACATGACCATAAACATTGAAGGTGTTGGTGCTTGGAATCAAAGAGGCACTGACGAACAACGCTTTTACATTACACCACCCAACATTAGTGTGTTGAATTCGTGGGCAGGTATGAGATTCCGCAGCAGAGCAGTTGTGCCAGGTGCTGATCCTGAATATGATGAATACACAGAAACAAACATTCAAATAAGTAGCACTGCTGGCAACGCTTTTTATATTGTGCCCACAGTGTTTGAACAAGAAAGAGAATGGGTTGTTACACCTATGTATAGAGACTCAGGTGAACGCAAAGACAGCAGTCAAAGTTGGTATGGCAAAGGTTATGTTTCACCAAGAGGCACTGG